AGTTGCGCCAGAAGTTGCGCCAGAAGTTGCGCCAGAAGTTGCGCCAGAAGTTGCGCCAGAAGTTGCGCCAGAAGTTGCGCCAGAAGTTGCGCCAGAAGTAGCGCCAGAAGTTGCGCCAGAAGTAGCGCCAGAAGTAGCGCCAGAAGTAACACCAGAAGTTGCGCTTGACGTTGTAGAAGAAGTTGCTCCAGTTCCAGAAGTTGCTCCTGCTCAAGAAGTTGCTCCAGTGCAAGAAGTTGTAGAAGAAGTTGCAGAAGAAGTTGCCCCTGCTCAAGAAGTTGCTCCTGTTGAACAAATTATTCAACAAGCTATTTTGGAGACAAATACTATTATTGAACCTGAAGTTACTTCAAACAATTCGTGTTTAACAAGTTGTTCATTAACTTGCCAAGTCGTTTCAAAATCCGAAACTGCACCACCTATTAGTAAGCAATCAACTTTTATAGAACCAAAACCACTTGTTAAAAATAGGTCTAAATTTTCAATGAGATTGTTTTAATGTTTTAGAGAGATTATGCATAAATAAAAATAAATAAAAAATAAATAAATAATTATAACTTTTTTTATTATATAATAATAATTATATAATAAAAATGTCAAAGCAGGTTTCAAAGAATATGCCTTCAAACGGTAGTGATGTTACAGATAGAACAAGCACATTTATTTTAGGAAGGAAAGCGTTTAATTTTTCTTCTCATAATTCTGAAAATTTAAAGAAAAATGCCGACTATAGCTCACTAACAAATAAATCAACATCAAATGTTTGCGCAAAGCCTTTAGAAAATATGAGCAATGATTTAAGAATACAGCGTTTAAGATTAGCAACAATAGGAAATTCATCAATGATTTTAAAAAATGACAAAGATTTTATACAATTAAATGGAAAAAATCAAGATGTCAATTATGTGAATAATGTATTAAGCAGAGTGCGTGGAGGCGGATATATTGCACCAAAAAAAGGTAAATAGTCTTAGCAAAAGTTAATATATTAAAACTATTTAGAGCTATAATTGTATTAATTATGAGAATACGTTATTAATACAATATTATGACACTTGTAGAAGAATATTTAGAACATACTAAAAACTACAAGCAAGTTTATGGAGACAAAACATTGGTGCTAATGCAAGTTGGCAGTTTTTACGAATGTTATGCTATTAAAAAAGGCGAAGGTATTTATGAAGGAAGCAATATTGTGGATTTTGCTCAAATTAATGATATGGTTATAGCGCACAAGAATACAATGGTTAATGATGACAATGTTGTAATGGCTGGGTTCGGACTACCTCAACTTGATAAATACGTAAAGCGTATGCTAAATAATGGATATACTGTTATTATTTTTGCTCAAGACTTACAAATGAAAAATACAAGTCGAAGCTTAATTGGTATATATTCACCTGGAACATATTTTGATACTAATGACAACACTAATTCTACTAGTGAAAACTCGAATAGCAACACCAATTTAAGCAATAATACATTATGTTTGTGGATACATTATAGCAAACCAAATAAATTTGTTAAAAATGAAACACTTACTATTGGGCTAAATATTATTGATATTTTAACAGGTAAACTAGTAAATTATGAATATTCGCAGCCTTATGAGAATAGTCCAACAACTTACGATCAATTAGAAAAATATATTTCAATTTATAATCCGAGCGAAGTAATTATTATTAGCAATAAAATGAATAGCAATGAGTTAAATAGCAATAGCAACACATATATTGACGATGTTATTAGTTATGCTAATATTAATGCACAAAAAATTCATAAAGTATATTTAGATGAAAAAGAGGTAAGCAAAGTGGCTAGCAAAGCGGTTGACAGTTTTGAGAAAATAGCAGCCAATTGTGAAAAGCAAGTATATCAAGAAACACTTATTGACAAAATATATGGTGCGGGAGCATATAGAACAAATTTTGAATTTCAAAATTATAGCATTGCAAATCAGAGTTTATGTTTTCTCATTGATTTTATTGACAAACACAATCCTGCGCTAATTAAACATATTGATTTTCCGTGTTTTGAAAATATTAATTCTAAATTAATATTGGCTAATCATTCTCTCAAACAGTTAAATATGATTAGTGACCAGCGTCATAATGGTAAGTTAGGTTGTGTAGCGAACTTTTTAAATAATTGTATTACAAATGCGGGTAAGCGTAAATTCAATTATGATTTATTACATCCTATTTGCGCTAGCGCTAGTTTAAATGCTAGTTACGATGTTACAGAGCATTTAATTAAAACACAATTTTATAAATCAATTAGGGACTATTTATTAAACGTGAGAGATATTGAAAAAATAGACAGAAAACTTGTGTTAGGTAAAATTGAACCACGTGATTTTGCAAGCTTATATAATAATCTCTCAAATGTTTCAACATTATTTGAGAAAATTACTTGTAATCAGGAAAATAAGGAACTAGCACTTTACATTGGCAACATAATTAATTATAATATTAGCGAAGCTTGTAATAAAATTAATAATTATATTGCTAGTGTGTTTGAACTTTCAAAGCTTAATGTAACAATTGATAAGTTAAATAACAATGATTTAGAGTCTATGTTTTTCATTAATAAAAATTATAATGCTAATTTAAACAAGCTATACAAGAATTCTCTCGACTCGCGACAACAATTAGAAGCAATCGCGTTTTTCTTCTCTAATTTATTAATGGAATATGAAAAATCGAGGACAACCAATTCAAGCAAAGCTAAGGCAAAAGCAAAAACATCCAAAAAAGAGACTAATGAAGATAAAAATAGCGACTATATTGCAAATCCATCGCTAACTAACGATGATACTCTTAGTGGCGGCTATATTAAGTTTCACGAAACTTCTAAAAATGAGGTTATGCTAGTTACTACAAAGCGACGCGGAGCAATTTTAAAGGAAATTATACAAAAGATTATTGAGAAATCAGGAACAAAATATGAATATATTAATTATACTTCAAAATATAGTAAATTTGGCGAAATTATTGAAATCGATTTATCTAGCATATTATTCAAAAATCACGGGTCTGCTAATTCAAATATTATTGTTTATTCACCACAAATCGATAACATATGTTATGACATTCAAAATTCACGAGAACAGCTAATTGAAGAAATTAATAGCAATTATAAAGCTATTTTATGTGAATTCAAAAACATTATATATGATGTTGTAACAAATACAAATGTAACTTCGAAAAACGAGAGATTTTCGCTATTAGGCAAAATCTCTCAATTTATTGCACTAAGTGATGTATGTTATGTAAAAGCCTACAATGCGTTAAAATATAACTATTGTCGTCCTGTTATTAACGAAGGCTCTAGCAAATCATATGTTAATTTTAAAAAAATTAGACATTGCTTAATAGAGCAATTAAATACTAATGAATTATATGTGACAAATGATTTAGAAATTGGCGCATCTAATAACGGACTATTATTATATGGAACAAATGCTGTAGGTAAAACCAGCTTTATTAAATCGATTGGTATTGCGCTTATTATGGCGCAAGCAGGTATGTTTGTCCCGTGTGAAGAATTTACTTATTACCCATATGAATATTTATTTACTCGACTATTAGGTAATGATAATATTTTCAAAGGTCTCTCTACATTTGCTGTAGAAATGTGCGAATTGCGAACAATATTGAAAAATGCTAATAGTAAAAGCATTATTTTAGGGGATGAATTATGTAGTGGAACCGAATCGACGTCTGCATTAAGCATTTTTGTTTCGAGTTTAGAGAGATTGCACGCTTTAGCGAGCACCTTTTTATTTGCAACTCACTTTCACGAAATTTTAGAATATGAAGAAGTGAAAAATCTTGATGCTATGAAAATATATCATATGAGTGTATTTTTTGACCGCGAGCAAAAGACATTGATTTATAATAGAAAATTACGCACAGGACCAGGGCAATCTATGTATGGGCTAGAAGTTTGTAAATCGCTCGACTTACCTGATGATTTTATTGAACGGGCATATGCTATTCGAAATAAATACAATAAATCTAATATTAGTGTATTAGAAGCGAAAAAGAGCCGTTATAATGCAAATAAATTGCGAGGAATGTGTGAATTGTGTAATAACAATGAAGGGACAGAAGTCCATCATTTACAATACCAGAAAAATGCAAAAGATGGAATTATTAATGGCGAGTTTAATAAAAATCATAAAGCCAATTTAATAAATATATGCGAAGCTTGTCATAATAAAATTCATAGTTCAGACCAAGAATTTAGAATAACTAAAACCACTAATGGCTATAAATTGCTTGAATTGTAAATAAAAATATTTTATTATTATAACATAATAATATAATATGGAAAAATCTCCAAAATCTCAAAAATTTGAAGAATCAACAGCAACATACATTATTAATGCACACGGAGTTATGCTTACAAGTAGGTTCCCTGATAATGATAGGTTGTTTTCTCCACTAACAAAAAAGTATCATGCTATTAATATACCAAAAAATGTGGAACTATATACATTTGCTAATTTCGGTAATTGTCTAGCTGCTTATGAAGCAGAGGCAGATTTTTTATGTAATATACATCCAGATAAACATAAATTAACACTAAGAAAATCTATTAATCCTACATTTAAGTTTAGTCATCAAGATGGAGAAGCAAACAAATTTCCGGAACTACTTTTTACACCAGAACGTAACTTTCCGGTAGGATTTTATACGGGTATATTACATTGTATTCCAGAAGCACTTAGAAAAACCGATTCACTAGGAAAAGAAGTTATATATAATATTAGTGCTAAAAATACAAAAGACTGTGAATGTAGTTCAATATTGTTGAAGGAACAAGCAGAAGCCTATGATTGTGATAAAAAATACAGCAACTATTATAAAGAACAATTAAGAGGTTACAAATATAATCCAGCTACTAATATTAATGAAGATTTAGGAGTTATTCAACCACAAGGTAATATCTTAAGAAGTTACAAATATAGCCCAGCTACTAAATATAATATTAATAAATGTGGTCCAATTTTGCTGAGCGAAGCTTTAGAAGTTATTCAAACACATTGTAATACATATTATAAGTCAAATTGTGTAATACAGATTTATATAATAGCGTGTTTGGAAGAAGAAAATTTACTAACCTTAGTTAGAGGTTTTACAGAATCATATAATATTGCTGAGGAATTAGTTAGGCAAGGCAGCCCAAAATTATATACCACTGAAGAACTTATGCCAAAATTTATTAGCACAGAAGAAACTAGTCAAAAAGCGTGTTTAGTCTCAAATAGCCCACAGTTTTGTTTCGCCAAACTGCTTCCAACACAAGCTTATGTTTCTAGTGGCGAGAAAGCTTTAGACAAACTATTAGCAACTATTGTTCCTCCTCCTCCAAGACCAAATAGTCCTCCTCCAAGACCAAATAGTATTAAACCAATTAGTCTTGACTCGATTAGAGCTTTACTATTAGATAGTAGTAAAAAAGAAGATACTAAAGAAAAGAAGAAAAAAATTGGTAGAATGGAACATTATTATGAAGCCATGAACCATAATACATTTGCTAAAGTTAACAAACAAAATGTTGTAGCAAGTTTAAGTGACTTTAAAGGTACTCCATTAACTAAACCTCTATATGATACTCACATATTTATGTATAATGCTAAAGTATTTAACATTAAAACATTTAAAGATGCATTCATAGAATTTACTGGTGTTCATGATGATAAATTTACTGGAACAATTCAAGAAAGAGAAAAAAAAAGAGAACAAAAATATAGAGCACTCAGCAAAAAAAAGTTGCATAGCCAATTACTAACAGCATTACAAAGATTTAATGTTAAATATGATGATGATGATTTATATTTAGACAAAGGTGTTATTACTCCTACACCTAATGAACTTGATATTTTACCTAAGACTAATGAAATCAACTTAGCACTGCCATTTAATATTACAACAACAAGTGAGCATCTTCCAGCTAATATAGCTGAAATAATATATACAGAATTATTAAAATTAATAGCACAAGAAAAAGCAAAAAAATTAGGAGAGGGTCGTCGTATTAAAAAAACATTACGTAAAAAATACAAAAAACCCATAGGAAGAAGAAGATTTACACATAATCTTAAGAGCAAAAAACACACAAAAAAGTAGTATAAAAATAATAAAATATTTTATTATTATAACATAATAATATAATATAATATGGAAAAAAGTCCAAAATCTCCAAAATCTCCGAGAAAACAAGTAGCAACATACATTATTAATGCGCACGGAACTATACTTTCAAGTCAGTTCGGAGATAGTGATAGTGCATTAATAACAAGAAAATATCATGCTATTAATATACCAAAAAATGTGGAACTATATACATTTGCTAATTTAGGTAATTGTATATCCTCTTATGACGAAGAGGCAGAATTTTTATGTGATATATATCCAGAAAAATATAAATCAAGACTAAGAAAATCTATTAATCCTGCTTTTAAGTTTAGTCATCAACATGGAAAAACAAACAAATTTCCTGAACTATTTTTAACACCTGAACAAGAATCTCCTGTGGAATTTTATTCGGGTATATTACATTGTATTCCAGAAGCACTTAGAACGCCTGGTTCGCCTGGAAAAGAAATTATATATAATATGGATGCTAAAAATACAAAAAACTGTGAATGTAGTTCAATATTGTTGAAGGAACAAGCAGAAGCCTATGATTGTGATACAAAATACAGCAACTATTATAAAGAACAATTAAGAGGTTACAAATATAATCCAGCTATTAATACTAATATTAATAGTTGCGGTCCAATTTTGATGAGCGAAGCTGTAAAAGTTATTCAAACACATTGTAATACATATTATAATTCCAATTGTGTAATACAAATTTATGTAATAGCTTGTTTGGCAGAACAAAATTTACACACATTAGTTAGAGGTATTAGAGATGCATATAGAAACGCAGAGCAAAGAATTAAGCATGGCGAAACAAAATTAGTTAGCACAATAGAAACTATTCCTCAATTTTGTTTAGCGAAAAATAGTCCACAGTTTTGTGTCGCCGAAAAGCCTCCAACACAAGTTTCTAGTGACACTACAGCTTTAAACAGACTAATAGGAACTATTGTTAAACCGAGACCAAATAGTATTGAACCAATTAGTGTTGAGTTGATTAAAGATGATTTGCTACTATCTTTATTAGGAACTTCTAGCGAAAAAGATGCTAAAGAAAAGCAGAAAGACATTAATACAAAGGAACATTATTATGAAGCTATGACCCATAATACATTTGCTAAAGTTGACAAACAAAATGTTGTAGAAAGTTTAAATGACTTTAAAGCTACTCCATTAACAAACCCTCTATATGATACTCACATATTTATGTATAATGCTAAAGTATTTAAGATTAAAACGTTTAAAGGTGCGTACATGGAATTTAGTCAAGCCTATCATGATAAAGTTAGTGGAACATTTGAAGAAAGATCTAAAAAATTAGAAGAAAAATATAGAACACTCACTAAAAATAAACTGCATAATCACGTACAACAAGCATTAGACAAATTTAGGATTAAATATGATTACACGGATGATGATTTATATTCAGACAAAGGTGTTATTACTCCTACACCCAATGAACTTGATATTTTACCTAAGACTAATGAAATCAATTTAGCACTGCCATTTAATATTACAACAACTAGTGAGTATCTTCCAACTAATATAGGTGAAATAATATATACACAATTATTAAAATTAATAGCACTAGAAAAAGCAAAAAAATTAGGTCAGGGTCGTCGTGTTAAAAAAACATTACGCAAAAGAAGAAAACCCCCTTATGCAAATAAAAAATCCAAAAGAAGAACTAATTAATTAGGCATTATTTATGCATTATTTATTCCTCACTTACAACCATCTTTTTACACCTAGGCAGTTTAACTTTAGTAATTTTCTCAATTAATGCGATTTGCGCATTAGTAGGCAGCTCTTTATTGCATTCCCACCTAGACAGCATTTGTTGTGAAACTCCCAATAATGCAGCAAATTGTTTCTGGTCATTATTTAATGTTAATCGTGATTGAGCAATTAACTTTCCAATAGGCTCACTGCTAACTAATTGCTTAACCATAATTGGTTTAGGCTTAGGCTTAGGATTACTTGTGTTGTCGAACTTAACATCCTTTTTAGGATTTAAAGCAACAGCATTCCAATCTTGATGTTCCATTGTTAGTATTTAATAATATTAGTATTAATAGTAATAGTATTAATAGTAATAAAATTAATAACTAATCAATTTTATTAATACATTATATATTATAAAATATTATATATTATAGTATATAATATGTTTATTAATGTCGGCAAATCATTATATACTATAATATATGTATTATTTGCTATTATAATACTAATGATGGTTTTAAGTTATTTTAATATAAATTTAAACCCTAATGAAAATGCTAATATTAAATTAAATAGAAGCGCAATATTTGAAGGTTATGGCAAAGTTGACGTAGCTAAAGATTTAACTTTAACTGCTGGTACACATTAATTAATAATTAAGTATTAAAATTCAATTTTATATAAAATTGAATTTTATATAAATATAATTTCTTTATATATAATAACATATGATTATTCCTGTAAAATGTTTTACGTGTGGAAAAGTTTTAGCAAATAAATATCGCTATTATCAACGCGAAGTTCAAAAACGAAAAATAGATAAATCTATGGAAGTTAATAAAGTATTATATTTAACAAAAGAATTTATGGATAAAACACCAGAAGGCGAGGTTTTAGACATTTTGCAATTAAAGAAAAGCTGTTGTAGAAGGCATATGATTACACACGTTGATATTGAATAAAATATAATATATAATATATAACTTATAACTTATAAAAAATATAGTGCGCTTAGTTTTTTTATTTTAGTTTATTTTTTTTATATTATTATATTATAATAATGAATAAAAATAGCAGTAAATTGCGCAAAAAACTTAATAGACGCACTAAAAAAAAATACACACATCGCAAAATACATCATAAAAATAAAGCTAATATAATATTAGAACAAAGGTTTAAAAATTTAAATGCTAAAACCGTAAAAGCACTGCAAAATAAATTTAGAAAAGAACATTTATTACTTAAAAATAAAAATATAGTAAATAGAGAACAAATAGGATGCTCTAGCAATAGAAAAAAATATGCTAGACAACAAATAGGCTGTTCTAGCAAAAAAAATATGACTGGAGGATTTGCTTTTTTAACAGATGCTATGCACGAAATGCAAGATGCTGGTGCTAGCATATATTATAGTGCTTCTGGTCAAACAGCACCTCCAACCAGTGATCCTACACATCACCCTAATTTAGGAAATAATAGTACATTAATTCCTTAATATAAAGAATTTACTTTTTAAATTGTTTTCTTAATATATTTTTTTCTTAAACATTTTTTTGTTATTATAAATTATAATATGGCTTATACAAATAAATATGTAAAAGATTTTAAGAATTTATGTACTCCTGCTTTTATTTATTTATTTATTTCGGTATTTATTTTTATTGTAATAGCAATACAAAATTTTGGAAACACTACAAAATATTGTGTGGGGTATTTTGAGTGCGAGTTACCAAATACGTTTTTAGTATTTGTCTTTAAAGCTATTTATATTTTATTTTGGACCTTTATATTAAACTCGCTATGTAAAGCAGGATATAAAGAAATATCGTGGTTCTTAGTATTGTTACCGTTAATATTGTTATTTGTCATATTAGGTTTAATAATTATAACATATTCAGCAGCGCCTTTATTATAAATAACTTATTATTTATTTAACTTTTTCTAATACAAGTTAAATAAATAGTGCTCGCTAACCAACTATTTTATTGATCTTTAATAACAATTGTTTTCATATTTTCACTTTTATCATTATTTACTTTTTCAATGCTTGAAGGTGTGTTGCTAGTTATATTTTCTAATAGTGCAGGTTCTTTTTGAACTTGAATTGTTTCGGTTATATTATTTATATTAGATTGTTCTTGTTCTTGTTTAGAAGTAGAAGTAGAAGTAACGCTTTTTTCAACATTCAAATCTTCTATTCCTAACTCATCACTATTTACTACTTCACCTATTTTAATAGATTCATTTTCATCCTCATCTATATCTTGATATCTGCTAAATTCAGCTTCAGCCCGTTTTATTGAATCAATAGTTACTTGACTTAATCCCTCATTATCATCGTCTTCGTCAGCGCTTGTTGGTTTTTCTTCAAGAGGCCCTTTTTCAGCTAAATCTATTATTTCTGGCTTACCTTCTTTTTCTTCTTCTATTATTTGTTTTGTTGTTTTAGGTTTCTCTCTAGACCTTATGCTTATACTCTCATATTTTTTATTATAATCTTCGCTCTCTTTTTTAGTTAATTTTGTTAGTTTTAAATTTTGAATTGTTTTAGCATAATTCATTGATGTTAATTGATCTATATTGTCTTCTGTAATAATACGCATTTGAATATTCATTACTTGTAATTCTTGCATTAATAATTTAAAACTATATGGAACACGAACAATACTGAAGGACTTACCATATTTGGAAATGACTTCCAAATTCATAGTGTTTTCAAAATTCTCAGCAAACTTTAAAGGTCCGTCTGAAAATGGACTAATAAATATATTCTTAGATTCATTATATATAGCAATTGCTCCGCTAGTGTTACATATTGCAACATAATAATCATCGCCCCTAGTCAACATAGACTCCTTTAAAAATGCAGTCGCACCGTGTGCTATAATACCATCTCGCTCCATTTCACCAATTCGTAATCCACCATCATTAGCGCGACCTTGCACAGTTTGACGGGTTATCATTGTTCTTGGTCCTTGTGCGCGATAATTTATTTTGTCTTTAACCATATGCTTAAGGCGCATATAATAACATGGTCCCATAAAAAATTCCATTGTTAATTGTTCACCGGTCTCTCCGCTATACATTAATTCATTACCAGTCGAGCTATAACCCATATTTCGCAATAATGAGCCGTATATTTCGTGTTTAGATCCTTTATTAACAAACGCAGTACAATCACCAAATCCACCATAATAGGCACACGCTTTGCCCATTAGCGTTTCAACAAGTTGACCTATTGTCATACGACTTGGAAGCGCGTGCGGATTAATTATTATATCGGGCCTTATTCCTTCAGCATTAAACGGCATATTTTCCTCAGGAATAATTAATCCTACTGTGCCTTTTTGACCACATCGGCTACAAAATTTGTCTCCTTGTGCCGGTTGTCGTTCTTCTCTAATTCTAACTTTGGCTATTCTAAACCCTTCTTCGCCTTCTGTTATAAAAGCTTTATCAACATAGCCCAATTGTCCTTTTTTGGGACTTACTGACGCATCGCTAAATGAATCAGGATTGGCTATATTTGTTGTAACTTTGCCAATAACTATTTTTTTGTCGTCTAAAGGACTATTTTCGCGTATTAATCCATTGGAATCCAATAAAGAATAATCATAGCCAGGCTTTTTGCCAATAACATTTTTAGAGTCAATATTGATAAATCGAGTGTCTATATTTGAACCGGCAACTTTTGTGCTTTCTTCGCGTGCCTCATACATATTAAAATAGGTTGTATTAAACATACCACGATTTATTGACCCTTCGTTAAATAATATTGAATCTTCAACATTATAACCACCGTAACTTCCAATAGCTACTATAGCATTTACTCCGCAAGTATGTTCTTCGTTATACATATATTTTAAATATCGACTTTTAACTAATGGTATTTGACCATTGTTTAACACAACTCCCATTTTATCAATCCTATTTTGATAATTAGAATTATATAAACTTACTGCTTGCTTACTTTGCCCACACGAAAACAGGTCGCGCGGTAGCTGATTATTTTCAGGAAACACAATTTGATTTCCCATAACTCCCAATATTAGCGATGGATGAATTTCGCAATGGCTTGTAAATTTCGTAATTTGCTCACTGTAAGTTGCTATTAGCGCGGTTTCACTTTCGGCGGTGTCCAAATAGTCAATAATGCCCGCTTTAGTCATTAATTCATCTAGTGCATTACTTACGCTTGTAGTTATTGATTTATCATATAAATCATTTAGGTTGAAAAAAACATTATTAGAATTAATAACATCACTAGTGCTAAAAGCCACTTCCCGTTTTTCGGAGTTATAGCTTTTAAATTTATTAAATCCAATTAATAATTCATTATAAGTAAAATCATTAGAATACAATTTATTATACACATATTCGCTTTCATAACACGGTTTATGATTAACTAAATACAATACAGGCCTTGTCAATCTACCCGAGTCAGTATATATATAAATGCTATCTTCCTTAACAGACCAGCTAATGCTTGTATATATTGGTATTAAACCAATACGCCTATATTTTTTTAATAAATCTATAACTTCAACCGGTTTTGTAACAATACCGACCCAAGCACCATTTACAAATATTTTTGTGGCGTGAGCTATATATTCAACTATACATTCACTCAATAATTCCATAAAAAAAACCGTTCTTAATAACTCAATAATTGCTTTGCTTGAATAACCGCTTGTTATCGAACAACCTAGCGACATATGTTTATGAAGTCCTACGTTTCCTCCGTCAGGAGTATCAACAGGGTCTATTATGCCCCACTGAGATGAATGTAATAAACGTGGTCCAATTATTTTAGCACTCGAGTCGAGAGGCAAATTTACTTTTCGTAAATGAGATAAAAAAGAATTATACGATAGTCGATTTAAATCTTGCACAACTTCAGGGCGTTTTGTATGCTCTTCTGACCCCCAATTTCCTTTAAATGCTTTTCTAAAGCCAGTTTCTAAAATACGCTCTTTGAAATATTCTAAATAATTATTTTCGATTAAACTAATAAAATCTTTCTGATAAATGCCTTGCTTATAGTAATATTCTTTGTCTATTTTCTGAAAAATGTGTTTTTGCTGTAATGAATAATATTCTTTAAATAAATCATAAATAAGTGTTCCGGCTAGCTCGACCCTTTTAAATTTGAAGGAGTCTCGGTCTGTGGGCTTTTTATCGTTTTTATAGACGTGCAATAATTCTTTTACCATATGCCCTATAAAAAACGCCTTATCAATAAAGTTGCTCTCTCCAATATGTGGCAGCAAATAGTCCATTAATATTTCCATAATATGCGGAATAGTTTTTCCTTTTGTTAGTGTTGCTAAATATTTCAGTGCTACTTCCTGATTAAAAATGTTTCCAGCATCATATATGGATGAAATAAATAATGGCATATAGTTTTTATATTTTTCTAAATCTAGAAGACACATTTTGATTATTTCTTTATCGCTTGTAATACCTAATGCTCTCATTAATATAAATAAAGGCACCGGTTTGCGAACATTTGGAACATTTACTAATATTTGATTGTTGCTATGTTTAGTGTCAGGTCGTAATATTCTTATACTCAATGTTCTAATTGGCTTTGACGCGTCTTCTGACACTGAACGAATTTCTGCTGAGTGACTATATAACTCATTAAAATCTGATTTAATATATAACATATTATCTGCGAATTTTTCTTGACTTATGAGGACTTTTTCTTTACCATCAATAATAAAATAGCCACCTCGGTCATTTCTGCATTCGCCCATATTAAATCTCGTAATTTTATCTAGACTATTTAAAATACATAAGTCCGAATTTAACATAATAGGAAATTTTCCTAAATATATTTTTTCTAATAATGAGCGCGTTTCTGTATATGCTCCGTCTTCATTCATTATATAATAAACAACTTCTACGTCCACGTGCAATGTTAATGCGTATGTCATATTTCTTAATCGTGCTTCATTTGGAAACATATAATGTTCTCGCGTATTGTCATAAATTATAGGTTTACCAAAGTATATTAATTTGCCACTGCTTCCGCCTATATATAATTCTGCTTTATAATTATATTCTTTTGTTTCTTCATCTTGTTCTTTCATTATTAATATTGGATTTTTCTCCCTGAAAATGTTATGTATTTTATTATTAAAAAAATCATTATACGATTCTAAATGATGTTTAACTAAAATATTTGGGTCTTGAGCAAAATATTTATCAATTATTTTCCACGCTAGTTCTTCGTGATTAATAGTTTCATTTATTTTAGGCATAGCATTAGTATTAGTATTAGCATTAGCATTAGTATTAGTATTAGCATTAGCATTAGTATTAGCCTTCATTTGTTCTCTAACTGGTTCTGGTTCTGGCTCTCTAACTGGTTCTGGTTCTGGCTCTCTAACTGGTTCTGGTTCGTTAATCGCTTCGCTTATGCGCACTTCTTTTATAGGCTTTTTACTTAATATTTTTTTACTTATAGGTTTTTCATTGCTCTGCATTACTATATAATATAGTATTATATAGATAATAATATTTTATATGTTAATATTTTATATGTTAATATATTTGTTTTTATAGTTTTATAAGACATTTATATTCATTATTTTTTTTACTAGCATCATTTAAATCACTATTTTTATTTTTACTTTTATTTTTCCTTACTAATAAATAATTCCATAAATTTTTAACTTTAGACTCTATAAAACTGGGTTCTTCATTATTAACATTAAACAATTCATCTTCTATTGTTAATAACACATTAGCTTTTGCATTCGCATTAGCTTTTGCATTCGCATTAGCTTTTGCATTCGCATTAGCATTTATTGAGCGCATATATTTTACATAGTGCTCATAGTTCTTGTTAGATGTGTGAAATATTCTATAGTTTTTTTGGTTATAAAATGCTCTACGCTTTTTAAATTGATTTTGAAATACTTCGTGACCATCTACAATATCTATTACTAATGGATTGCTATGTTTTTCTCTCAAAATCCGGCCAACAGCTTGAACAATATCAGATTTAGGACTAGCTAAAAGTAGACTTGTTAAAGACTTAATATCTAATGCTTCGGCCGCCATACTAAAAGTTGCTAAAATAATAGTTTTACTTTCCGACTTTTTTAATTCGCTTTCTTTCATACCGCCAATATAATATCCCACAGAAGCAATATTTTTATGAACTAGCGCGCTATATAAATAGTTTAGTAGACATTTAGTTTGCGCTAATACAATAAATTGCTGATTTGGATTAATAAACAATTCGCTTTCTAACACATACACAATAAAATCACTACGCAAATTTAAATTAGAAACTTTATTTACCATTGTGCTATATTTAACTTGCCCTCTAAAGTCGTGTTCTACTTCATTATATTCATCATCATCAATAGTGAATTCTATTGCTTTTACTAATACGTCATCTTGTGTGCCTTTTTTGCAATGTTTATAACATATATCACCTAAATACATTTTAAACACATTTGTTAGTCCGTCTTTTCTATTCATTGTGGCGCTTAATCCAAGTCCATATAATGTATTACATTTTTTTAAGCAATTGCAAAATACCTCACTAGACATATGATGACATTCGTCGTAAATACTCAATCCAAAACTGTCAAATAATGTGTCGTTATACGTCTTCATACTAACACTTTGTATCATAGCTAAAACAATGTCTTTATTTTCAATATCAATATTTTGACCTTGAATAGAACCTATGCGAGCATTTGGTAAATACTGCTGTATTCGTTCTATCCATTGATTTTTTAGAAATGTTTTATGGACAAAAATGATTGTTTTTTTTTTCAACACTTCAATAATTTTAAGCCCCAAAACGGTCTTTCCTGCACCTGTCCATAGTTCAATTAGTGCTGAACCATTGCCTTTATTTTTGTCATCAGCAATACCAAATTCTATAGCTTTCAAATATTCATTTAGCACATTTGTTTGATAATCTCTCAACGTTCCTTCAAACTTTAAATTTATGTTTTCTCCAAATGGAATTTTTACCATTTTAGGGTGTCCAAACATAGTTATACCCCAATGACGAGGAACATATATTTTTTTTTCTGACTCTTGATAAATAGGAAATGATTTTGCTTCAGCATACGAATTTTGTAGCATTGGTTTTACCGTTAATTCGCTTTTTATGAAATCTATTAGTTTAGGAGTTAAACATAATTTATATAATGTATAACCTTTACCACCTAAATAACTGTTAATACCATTTTTTTTTAAATTTTCTATAACTTGACTTAGGTCGTTATAATTCTCTCTGTTTTTAGGGCTAATTTTTTTACTTAGCATATTATTTTGTTATTTTGTTAGTTATTTATAATTTGTAACTTTAATTTTAAGCGTTTTTTATAAATAGTTTAAAACAATTTTGTATTTTAATATTTAAATTATTTATTTAAAATATTAAATTTATTTATTTAAAATATTAAAATTATTAAAATTATTAAAATTATTAAAATTTAATAAAATATAATATTATACTATAATGAATTCTATTAATAAGATTACCAAGAATTTAATGGGCAACACGGCGAACTTGGCAAATATAAAATCATATGAGTTAATATTTGTTGTATTATTGTTATTATACTTAATAAGTGGCGTATCAACACCATACAATTATGCTCCTCATATAAATAATATTTATATGTATTTTTCTCTTATTGTTATTTTTATAATATTATTGATGAATAGCAACCCTCTTATTGCACTATTATTTGCAGGTGTTGCATTTGTATTCTTAAGACGCTCTAAAAAAGTGGATCACGGAGTTATGGCTCAAAGTGAAAATACTAAAGCTTCAAAAATGGCAGTTATGAATAGTCATTTAAATTCTAAATCTTTAGAAGAAGAAATGGTTTCTTTAATAGTGCAACGTCCAGAAAATATTTCTAGCATAGAAAACTATAATCCTGTTACTTGCGATGCACATAGTGCTTCAAATATATAATTATACACGTTTTGCAATCATACTTCTAGGATAATTTATGAAAATAGTTTTACCTATATAATAAATTATAATAAAAAATAAGACACTTATAAATGTTTGTAACCCAATATTATTATATAAAAAATTAGGACCAAAGCTATTTCCTACTTCATCAAATATAGAATTTAAACTACTTATATTTGATCCTATAGTATTATTTGAGGCTTCTATTACATTTCCGTTATCATCAAGTGGGTTACATTTAATATATATATTATCTTGCGAATTGTCTAACGATTTCATTAATGTATTTGTTTCATTATAAATTTGTGTATAATGTGCTAGTGTATCTTTTGTTTCACTAGCACTTATAACTTTGTTTAAAAAAGCTTGTTTTTGTAACAAATTAGATAATGTTAAATTTTGTCCACTAATGTTATAATATTCAGCAACACTTTTATTGTTTCTTTTTTCATAATCATTGGTTCTAATAAATTCTGCTTTGTCTTCACCATATATACGCCTAATAAACTCAATCAATTGTAACCATTCTTTTATTTTTTTTTTTTCTTCAGCATCAGTCATATTATATTTACTATATAATATATTGAAATATTTTAATATTTAAATATTCTAATATTAAAATATTATATAGTAAATATAATAATAATATAATAAAATGGAAGGAGAACCTAAAATGGAAGGAGAACCTACTAAGAAAATAATCAATAAAAGTGAGTTATTACATATGCAATATACTTTAAAAATATATGTTCGACTTATTTTTTATATAGATAGACTTTTTGCAAATAAAAATAGGACTTTAACGGTTTCAGAGAAAGAAAATATTAAGGATGCTTTAATGCAACACGGTATGTTTCGAAGATCATATGCTCAAATTAATTCGTATTCATTTTCGCAATTTATGTTACAAACTATGTTTGCTAAAATTTGTGGCCAATCACAATCAGATAAATGTGATGAATATGATGAAATAATAAAGCTATTTGAAAGTATTGGGTTAAATAATAGCGACATTAAAGATATTAAAATAAGGTTATTTCGAGTAACAGATTCAATAAATGCTAAAATTAGACAAACCGAAAAAGTTATAAAAATGAAAACTGCTATTAAAGAACTTATAATGAATTTAGCTAATAAAAGTGAGATAACAAAAATTATTGAAAAAATCAAAATTTTAATGCAAGAACCAGGCTTAGATGGTAATCCTTTAATAAAAGATTCAAATTTGCAAGGTTTTATTAATGATTTATTAACTAATAGTTCAGCTCAACCAGAAACTGGAGAAGGTGCTTCAGAAGAGAGTAAAGTTCAAACAGAAAGGGGTCAAGTTCAACTACAAGAGACAGATAATACACAACTAAAAAGAACAGCGGCAGGACGCGTAACAAATGAAAATCAATCAATAAGTACAACAGGTTCACAAACAACAGGTTCACAAACAACAGGTTCACAAACAACAGGTTCACAAACAACAGGTTCACAAACAACAGATACAAGAGAAAAAGCAACAATAGGAGTAAAAGCAAATGAAGATACTATTACACCACCACAAGAACCATCAACTACAACAGAAGCGAGCGCACTTGCAGCTGTACTTCTTGCAAATATAGGTGACACAAATACAGCAGCACCAGCAACAGCAACAGCACAAGCATCAGCACCAGCACCAGCAACAGCACCAGCACCAGCACCAGCACCAGCACCAGCACCAGCACCAGCACCAGCAACAGCACTAGCACCAGCACTAGCACCAGCACCAGCACCAGCACAAGAAACATCAACTACAGGAGAAGCGAGCGCACTTGCAGCTGTACTTCTT